GGGAGCCACTGTAACGGGTTTCGGCGCTGATTTCATTATCATAGACGATATTGTCAAAAATGCCTATGAAGCCAACAATCAGAACATCCTGCAACAACATTTTGAGTGGTTCACGGACACCATGTACAGCCGCTTGGAGGGCAAGCGGAAGTTAATCCTTATAATGACACGCTGGGCCACAAAAGACCTTGCAGGGCGCGTCATGGACATGTACGAGACGCAGAGGCGCAAATATCGCCTTATCAGCAAAAAGGCTTGTGACGGCGAAACCATGTTGAATCCGGCCATTCTAAACCGTGAACAATATGATTTGCTCATTCAAACCATTGGTGAGGATATTGTTCGGGCCAACTATGACCAGGAGCCGATTGACCTTAAGGGCAAACTGTACGAATATTTCTTGACATATAAGGAATTGCCGAAGTTTACATACATCAAGGCCATATGTGACACCGCCGATACCGGCGATGACTATCTGTGTAACATCATCTATGGCGAAACGTCCGATAAAAAAGCCTTTGTGTTGGACGTTTACTATACGAAAGATGGCATGGAGACGACCGAGCGCGAGACGGCGAAGCGCCTGACCGAATATAAGGTATTCAAGTTTATGCCTGAAAGCAACAACGGCGGGCTGGGCTTTTCGCGGGCCGTCAAACGCGAATGTGTGGCGCTAGGCAACAATACCACGATATTCGAGCCTTATACACAGACACACAACAAAGAAGCTCGTATTTTGAGCAATGCATCAGCGGTTATGCGGAATATCTATCTGCCTGAGCAATGGAATAAGATGTGGCCGCAATTCTACCGGGATATGACGGAGTATCAGCGCGAAGGCAAGAATCTGCATGATGATGCGCCAGACGCTATGACCGCCATAGCTGAGCTGCTGACCGACAATAGCCGGGAATGGGTTTTTGTTGAGCGGTGAAATTGATGAGCTCAAAAGGACAATCTGCGCAGTCATTTGTATAATTTCAACAAAAAACTGGATTTTAACATATTTCAAAAATTTGAAAACGCAACAAATGGCGTAAAACTGTAATCAAATCATTCGGAAATGCATGGTTTGGCGAAGGATTTTTGCAAGGGGATGGTGATATCGTGATTGAAGCGCAAGAGCTGATTAGCGCACAGATTGAATTTTATGGACGGGGCCGATCAAATAAGGATATAACGAAATCCATCCTCGACGAGTGGCGCAACCTTGACAAGAAGCAAATTATTATAGATATGCTCGACGCAGAAGAATATTTTATGTGCCGCAACATCACCATATCCAAAAAGCGGCGCGATCTGCCCGACTATGGCGAAAATTCCACACTGTCTAACGCGAAGATTCCGTCTGCGTTCGTTCGTGAGAGCGTTACCGAGAAAAGCAATTATGCAATGGGTAAGCCGTTCGGCGTAAGTGTGGAAAGTCCATTACCAGAGACGGTTGACGATCAAGGGAAGGCGATAGAGGACCCGCAGGCCACAATTTATCTGGATGAATGGACGAAATACCTTACTCCCGCTCGCAGAAAGACCATAGGGCGCATTGGGAAGCACGGCGCAATCAACAAGGGTATTGGCTGGGCGTATATCACTATCGACCAAACCGGCGACCTGATCATACAGCATGTGGATTCTGAGCAGCTATACCCGGCGTGGGCGGACAAAGAACATACTATCCTTGACGCGATTGTTCGAGACTATAAGGTTATCCAGTATATCAATAATAATCGTGAAGAAATCAATAAAGTTGAGTTTTGGAACAAGGATGCTGTTGAACGATATATTGATGATAGCCATGCCGCATTAAGGCCTGACCCTGATAATCCACAACCTACAGCGCATATGGAATTGCCCGGTGTTGGTATTGTGTGGGATAGGGTGCCTTTTATTTTCTTCAAGGGAACCGAGGATGAATTACCGGCGCTTAATCCGATTCGGCAGCTTGTAGATGGCTATGACGCACTGCAAAGCAAAATGGTTGATGCAATAGCGGATGCACTTGACCCTGTGCTTGCCCTTGAAGGATATTCGCCGGAGTTGGGAGATCTAATAAAACAACGCGCCATTATGCAAAATTCCCGCATTGTGGCTATTGGAACGGGTGGCAAAGCATATTATGTGCAAGCAAGCCCTGAAATTGTCGCAATGGAAACCGCGCTCAAAATCCTTGAAAAAAACATACGAAAAGCCGCGCAAATGATTATGACGCAAGACAGCGATACAACAAGCAATCCGTCCGGCGTGTCGCTCAAATTCCGTTATCAAGGATTAGATACCTACACGGATGGTTTTGAATCTGAATTTGAAGTATTTATGACGCAGCAGCTTAAATATTTTTTCGATATTTGGCTAGAGTTTCGTGGCATTGGTACAGCCGAACAATGGTCAAGGTATAACTTGATTCCTACCTTAAACAGAGACATGATGATAAACGAATCCCAATACATTGATGACACTGTAAAATTGATGTCCACCGGCGTTTCGCAGGAAACTATTGACAATTATAATCCTGCTGTAGAGAGCCATGAGATTGAACAGCAACGTCGGAAACAGGAAGAAGAAGCCGCCCTATCCGACATGAACACAGAGCGCGAACTTGCAAGGCTGAGAGACGAAAACGAGAGGTTGGCGCGGGAGCGGGAGGGTGCAAAAACCGAAGAATAAACTCCTTGACATACGTGTGCCAGTATGGTATAATAAAAGAAAAAGGAGTTGTTATCATGGCATTAAAAGTTGAACTATTCAAATGCCCTAAATGCAATAATCATTTTTATGAGGAAGAAAAGGCTGACAAGTGTTGCGCTCCTAAACATTGCGAGGATTGCGGGAAAGAATTACCATATAAATGGTATCGCACAGTTTGCGAGCCGTGCACAGAACGGCGAAAATTTGAAAAGGCACGAAAAATGACTTATGATGAATATTTGACTGAATTTGGAAATAACATGCTCGTTGTCGGCGGCGATAATTATTTTTCCGATATGGATAGCATTATTGACCATTATTACGGCGAAGAAGAAATTCCGCAATATGCTTATGGCACAGAAAAGATTGATATTAAAATCAATATTGATAGTGCCATAGAAAATGCACTCGAAAACGCATATGAGGATGCAGAGTTTAGCAATCTTAATAAACTCCAATCCTTTATTGATGAATGGAATGCGGAAAACGGTTTGACCGCTTATGCGGAAAATTCTAAAATCATTATTTGGATTCCAAGGGAAGAAATTTCCAATGCGTAATCTCAAAAAAGAAGCCGAATGGGAAAAACAAAAATACAAGCGTTATCAATATCGTTGTCCGAAAGAAACAGCAGAGAAGCTTGACGAAAAGCTGAAATCCGACAAACTCACATTTAGCCAATGGCTGAAGGATAAAATAGAACAATATTTGAAACCGTCTGAATAAGGCGGTTTTTCTTTAGCATTCGTCCTCCGGCGGGATTATGCTTGAAAGGGTGGGGAGAAATGATTGATTGCGTTTCCTTGATGCAAGATATTGAAATGGAAAAATTAAAAATCAAACAATTACAGTTGACCGCCCAACTTAATAATCTAAATCGAACTTTTGATATCTTGCCTATGAGACCACCTATTTATACCACGCCTTTTGGGCGCACCATAGAGCAGTTACCGCCGAACCATATCAGGCGAGGGGATTTTATTTTTCGGCAATTCCCGATAAATGATGAAATAACGCTGGAATTGTGCGTGGAGTTTAAGCCACTAGAAGAATATTCCTTTGCGCCGCGTTGGTGTCCGTTTGCAATATAATGGGCGTTTTATGCCCTGAAAGGTGGTGAGGTCGGTTAGTATCTTAAATCGCAGTAAAGAAGCGCAAGAAAAATACTGGAGCGAACGTGCCGAACGTGTCATCCTCGCTGCCGAAAAAACACAGGCGGAAATGACGGCGGGACTTGCAAAAGCCTATGAGGAAGCATTAAAAGCTATTCAAAAAGAGATTGAATCATTTTACGGAAAATATGCCCGCGATGTCGGCGTAACTCTTGAAGAAGCTCGGAAGGCCCTAAATAAATCCGAGTTAAAATCCTATTGGGAGCAGACGCAAGAATATTATGATGCGATTAAGGAAACAGGTTATGCATTCGACCCGGCCTATCGCCAAAAGTTGCACCGGCAGTTATCCCTAAAATCAGCCGTGAGCCGTCTGGAGGCTCTGCAAGCGGATGTGCAGTGGCAGATTGAGAAATTGTACGCACAGGAGCA